TCGGCCTATCTTTAGGCCGTATATGTTCGCTGTCTTGCGAGCGTATTACACGTTGTTCTGTGCAATGCAGACAACACACCTAGTCATTCCTAGCTTACGCGAGGTAAACAAATGAGCTATCCACGTGTCCGGACTAGAGGTTCGCCGGATTTTGATTCCATCGAAGGATCACATATTGTGACTCCCAACGGTGGATCCAGCACCTCCTCCCCACTTGAAATTACAGATGCCAACGGTCATTATGACTGGATGGGAGATGTAGTTACAAATGGATTCCAGAAACGTATTGCTCATGGTGATATTATAGTCAATCCGATGACATCAACACAGTCAACGCGAGAGACTTCAGGGACAGGACGGATCTATACTTTAGATTCGAACTTAACTGAGTACGCCGAAACCATTCCAAAATCTATTGTGAATAAAATAGGGCTTGTTTCCCCTAGATATATTCATATGGACTTGGAAAACCTCCGTACCATCGCTGGTACGAAAGCTTACGCCGATATTACTAGCCCCGAATTTCAAGGGTTAGTATTTTTGGCTGAGTTGCGCGAAGTTGTGGGGTTTCTTCGGAAGCCCATGAGTAGTCTAAACAACTATCTCACACGAGAACTACGTCTTGCACGTAAAAAGAAAAGGAAGCGAAATAAAATACATCGCTCCAAACTTCAACATGCAAGAAAGTTCTCGGAACACATCGGAGACAATTGGCTCGCTTACCGCTATGGTTTGCGACCTCTTGTTTCCGACTTAGAGAATGCAGCACGTGCGGTAGCTTCTCTGCAGTTCCGTCCGCCCCCCCGCTTCACAGCTAGGGGAAAGATGGATCTATCAGAGGAACTCTCTTTCGAGGACTTAGTCCTGGGAAGTAGTCTTGAAACCCTTGCCATTCGAAATGGCAAGACTACAAGAACCGTTAACGTACGGGCCGGCGTTATGTATGAAACATCTAATCTCGATACTTTCGGGATGAACATGCAAAACATACCTATCGCGGCGTGGGAAGTAATTCCCTTCTCGTTCGTTGCAGACTGGTTTGTGAATGTTGGCGATTATATATCCGCCATCACTCCCAAACTGGGTGTACGTGTACTAGGCCACTGGTCGTCGATTGATGATAAGGTTTACACGAGTAGCACAGCCTCTGGCTATGCTGCATCGGGTAGAACTACCACTCAAGCGGCGGCTATGGACGAAGTAGTGACGTCCAGAAGAAAACAACGTTGGAGATCCTGTCCAGTCGGGCTCACGACTCACCCAGCTCCCTTTCGAGGGACGCTGGGTCAGAAACGAGTTATCGACTCTTTTGCTTTGCTTCAACAGATTCTATCTGCAAAAGTTTAGCAAACGGAGGACCACTCCACAATACATGGCAATTTCGCCTACTGGGAATTTTCCCTTAATTAATGAATGAGGAGACAATAATGTCTTTTACCTTAAACACTAAAACGTACGCTGAAGATGTGCAGTTATCTATTAATGCAAAGCGCTATACAGGCCCTGCGCAAGATAACGACACTTTGGATATAGTCGATGCTAAACGCACCGATCCAAAACCTTCCGGAGACTTTAACGGTCAATCGAAAGGATCTTTGAAATTAACACGTACTATGACCGACGGTACAGTCAACATCGGCAACGGTCTGATACAACTTTCTGTATCAGTCCCTGCTGACGCCGTCTCGTCTGAGACTGACGCTCTTATCGATGACGCCGCTGCCTGGTTGGCAACAGCTAGCGCTAAAAGTCTGTTGGTTGATCGTAAAATTACGCAATAATATGCGTTTTCGATCAATTAACATTCTTCTAATCGCGGTAGGGTGCACAGGTTGTGCATCCATGTCAGAGAAAGAAGTCACTTGCATCACGAGCGCAACGCTCGTGTGTTTAGCAAACTCAGAAACTAAGGAGATCCGTAATGGATACACCCCAAAAGCCACGGCTCGTAATGAGCCTGAAGCAAGAGACGTCGAAGATATATTTTAATATTCTTCGGCTGTATTTATCGACAACGACCCTACCCAACAAGGATGCCCTCTTAGGGGCTGTTCGCGCACGCAATGTGCGCTACCTTCTCGGGTGGGCTGAGTCCGTGGATCCACAGATGTATGATTCACCTGCGAATTATTTCGCGGCAGCTCAGTTAGTCACAATGGTTAAGAAATACCCTTTTCCTAAGGAGCTAGCTTCCTGGTTAAACCCAGAAGCAACAGCAATCCTAGGATTCCAAGCAGCAGAAGAACGCTGTAAGGAGGTAAATCTTCAACGGACTGAAAGACGACGAAAGAAGTCTTTCAATCAGTATGAGTGTTTTGCTCATACTGCCCGCAGGTATATTCAACGAGTTCTGGGCGACACGCCCGATCTTGCCAAAATATACGACCTTTGCGACTTTTCCCAAGGCGCAAGTGTCGGTGTACATGGTAATAAAACCAACTTGATGCGTAAAGTTTTCGCAGAAAGTTGGTCTGTGTCACCGTCGTGCTTAGTACATGCCACGCACGCGCTATGGAGAAACTTCCATTTGCGCACCTTGATTCTTGATACTCATGAATCGGGGTATACGTGTCACGACCCCAGAGCATTCGCTCAAAAGGTTGTTGGCCGTGCAAAGCGTACACGATATAATAAAATAACGTTTGTACCAAAAACTGCGAAAACCCATCGGGCTATCGCGGTTGAACCCATGCTTAATGGCTTCGTACAGAAAGGTGTGGATCAGTTCATGCGGCAGCGTTTGCTGCGCGTAGGAATTGACCTTAGTGATCAATCTAAGAACCGCCGCTATGCGCGGATTGGTTCATTAGGAGGTCACAACCCTTATGTTACGATTGACTTGTCGGCTGCCTCTGATACAATAAGTATCGAGACTGTTCGACAGCTCTTGCCACCCCAGTGGTTCGATTTCCTTTCAGAAATTCGATCCACGCACTACTCAATTAACGGGGCCGATGAATTGGCCTACGAAAAGTTTTGTAGTATGGGGAATGGGTTCTGCTTCCCACTAGAGACTTTGATTTTCTCGAGTCTCTGCTATGCTGTATTGGACCACTGTGGAGCCGATAGGTACGATTTTTGTACCTATGGGGATGATATTATCATCCGCCAGTCTTACGCGTTACTTCTCATCGAAGTATTGAGTGAGGCCGGTTTCACTGTGAATAAGGAGAAATCCTTTATCACTGGACCCTTTAGAGAAAGCTGTGGAGCAGATTGGCACGGAGGGCAGGACGTTCGTCCTGTAGTATACGACGAGGCTGTGACGGATAACCGTTCAGCCATGGCGTTGCACAACTCATTTTTACGTAGTAAGATTTGCGAAGAGGCTTCATTGCCTATTCGTGAGTACTTACGCTCAGTTTCATCCTCTCCTTGGATGAGACCGGGTCGGGAACCGGGAGACACTTGTTTCTCAGTTCCTATGGACGTAGCCATGAGTTCACCCACCGTTTGGTGGGATAGGTTGAATCAAGCTCTGAGGTGGCGCGAATTTCGCGTATCACCCGTGCAAGATAAAGCCTTACTTGGTGCAGCAGAATATGGTAATATTCTACTTACTGCGGTTCTCCGGGGATCTGATTCCCGAAAACCCTTTTCCCTTCGCTATACATACACCGTACGAAATGTAACAATCTCCCGACCACACAGAAATGAGTGGCACGGGGAATTGGAAACACTTAGAGAAAAACTCACTGCTGACTGGTCGCCAATTTTATTGGCGGGTATTTAGCTCAAATTAATGTAATATTAAGGAGGGCTATTATGCCTATTTCCAGAAACAGTTCGTATTTCACTCGGTTAGTGAACCAACGCTATAACCTCAGTTTCATCTTTCCAGATGACAACCTCGGTTTTGGCGATGCATCCGGCGAGATGTCAGCTTTACGCTGTCACTCTCAAAAAGGTGCATTGGTTCATGAACATCTCGTTCGCTTGCGTCGCATTTTCTTGTTAGAGAAAAACGTTACAGACCCCGACATTGGTTTTCTAGCTTATGACATATCGTTTGAGGAAGAATGTTTCTTTCTCAAAACAACAGACGCCGAGTATCTCGGCCGTCTGCGCGATCTGTATATGCGGGAAATCCTAGTCGACAATGACATCCTTGCGGGTGTCACTGAAGTCTTACGTATCTCTCTATCTTTTAAATGTGGCCTAGCATGGTCTATGTCCCACAAACCAGTTGTACTTCTCCCGGACGGTATTACACCGTACGCAAGAGTTGGTAGCTTAGGGGCTAAGGTTCTCCTCGACCTAGTGTTAGAAAATAACGCTATGTTTTGGGACCTGATGCCTTTTAGCTTTAAGACCAAATGGTTTGAATAGGACGTGCACATTCACCGCCAAAAGGTAGCGGTGTTTCGGATCTCTTTGTCCGGCCCTTTCCAGGCCCGGCATCCCGAGTTCCATTGGAGACAATGGCTTTAATCATTGTTATAAAGGG